TGTGCCTTAAAGGTCGCATGGGTAAAAACAATCCAAACGCGCATAAGTACTCTGTGAAGAATCCACCAAACGTTTGGTCTGGCTCACACTCTCATCAAACAATTAAACTCGCTGACGCGGCTAAAGTCGATGTCTACATCTACGATCGCTAATACTTAAGAAAGGAAATTTATATTATGAAAATTACTAAAGAAATGGAAACCGCACTCGACCGAGTGCTAAAAGAAATCGTTGTTAATTACAACAGATTTATGAACGGAGATGATGAATCCTCCACCGAAATGAGAGAAGAGTTCGCAAAAGGTCTCAAATATGATATCGGCAATAAGTATATCAAAATCATCAAAGGTGGATCGGTTCACTCATTCATTGTTAATACTGATGCTGATAAGAAGTTTGCTTATGGAGATATTTTAAAAGCAGCTAGTTGGGCATCTCCAGCTCGAAACAAAGCCCGCGGAAGTGTATTCAATGAGTCTGATATTAAAACACGACTCTGCTGGACTGGAGTGAATTACTAATATGCCTACATATATTAAAACATACGACCTCTCAAAGGTTTGGCCTCCTAGTGATGCTTTAAGATTTTGTTCTCGAAATAATTTTAATGTTTATCGAAAAGCAGATGATCATCCTCACGGCGGACAAATCTTGACTGAACTGAAAAAATGTTTGAAAGAAGATCACGGCTACCTTATTATGGGTCATGATGGTGTGAAATGGACTGGATGGGCTCTAGCTTACAAAGATGAAGGAATAAAAATGTTTCAAGCCTATGTCCCACCTCGCCAACGAAGAAAAGGTATAGGTTCTCGATTATTGAAAAAGGCATGTTCTATATTAGGACGAGTAGAAGTTTATGATATTAATACATCCAACAAATTTTTCAAGGCTAATGGGCTGACTAGAGGTGAAGCAATCACAGGAAACAAATTAAAGAAAAGAATATAATATGACAGCGAAAGAACGAATGAAAGCATGGGAAAACTTAAGCGATCCTAAGCCAGACTGGGAAACATTCAAACGAATGATGAGTGTGCTTAACAATAACCCTTTAGTCGTACGAACACTGTGGCTAAAGAAGAACTCTCAATCTAAAGTGATGATCACACAATAATTATGAAAGACCCACATAAAGCAGAAGAAGCATTAGGCATGATACTTATCACGCTCTTTGGAGTGTGTATAGTTGGTTTAATAGTAGCAACAATTGGAGCAATTGCATCGGCATGACTGATTTACCTTTAGAGTTACAACAAAAATATCTAAACAAATTAACAGATTAAATAACAATATGGAAGATAGAGATACAAAAGAAGTATATGATAACATTTGCGTTGTCACGAGAGAAGATATTAATGTGGATGTTCCTGGTGAAGTCCTCAATTTTCGACCCAATGAATTCCTAAAGGTTGTGATTGGCAAATCAGTGGCTCTTAATCTACAATATGAACCCTCGCAGGGTGTGTATATTGGAGAGAAGTCAAAGATGCCATTCTTCTCAAAAGGACCAAAGAAATTAAAATAAGTATTTACATCCAAGTATAAACAGTATATAATAACATAATGAACTACGAACAACTGGAAGAAAAAGTAAATCAGTGGGCAGCCGATAAAGGTATTCTCGGAAAGGCTACCGCACTCACACAACTTGGTAAAACCCAAGAAGAGCTGGATGAAACTCGCCAAGCTCTTCTTGCTTTGGAATTTGCTGAAGATGATCATGATAAACAAGTGAAAAGATCTGAAGCATTGGCTGAGGTTGAAGATGGTATTGGCGATATGCTAGTTACTATCATCATCTGCGCTAAGTTGGCAGGACTCAATTCAGTTGAATGTCTGGAAGCAGCTTATAATGTGATTAAGACTCGCACAGGTAAGATGGAGAATGGTGTCTTTGTTAAAGATGCTTAAGCACAATAATATATAATACTATGTCACTACTAGAAAAACTAAAAAAATCAAGCCGCACAGCCGGCGCAGAGATTCTCTCTGAATCAAAGTTCTTTTCCGAAAAGGAAATGACTACAACATCGGTGCCGATGATTAACGTCGCACTCTCTGGTTCCACTAAAGGTGGTATCTCTTCAGGTCTAACAGTGTTAGCTGGACCAAGTAAGCACTTCAAAACATCGTTTGCCCTTTTAATGGCAGGTGCTTATATGAAGAAGCATAAGGATGCAGTTCTCATGTTCTATGATTCGGAGTTTGGTTCACCACAATCGTACTTTGAGAGTTTCGGTATTGACACATCTCGTGTACTACATACACCTGTTACCAATATTGAAGAACTCAAATTCGATCTTGTTCATCAGCTTACTGAAATTGATCGTAAGGATAGAGTGATGGTGGTGATTGATTCTATTGGTAATATTGCATCGAAGAAAGAAATTGATGATGCCGAGAATATGAAATCAGTTGCTGATATGACTCGAGCAAAAGCTCTTAAAGGTCTATTCCGCATGATTACACCATTCTTGACTCTTAAAGATATTCCTCTATTGGCAGTCAATCACACGTATCAAACACAAGAGATGTTCTCAAAGGCAGTTGTGTCTGGTGGAACTGGTGTAATGTACAGTGCAAACGATGTGTGGATCATCGGTCGCCGCCAAGATAAGACAGGTACCGAAGTGCAGGGCTATCACTTCATTATTAATATTGAGAAGTCTCGCTTTGTGAAGGAGAAGTCTAAGATTCCAATTAGTGTAAGTTGGGACGGAGGTATCGAGAAGTGGTCGGGCCTATTGGATCTTGCTCTTGAAACAGGTTATGTCGTTAAACCTAAGAATGGTTGGTATATGGCAATGAATCCTGCGACAAAGGAAGAATTGAGTGGAAACCTTCGTGCTGCACAAACAATGACTGAAGAGTTTTGGACAAATATCTTTGATAAGACAGACTTTGAAAAGGCTATTGAGAAACGATATAAGGTTGCTCATGTTTCTATGCTTGAAGAACTTCGCACTAAAGATGAAACACTTACAAAGGAGGTTGTTGAAGATGAAGATTCCTAAGTACACAATGGTTGAAAAAGAAGACGTAGATTACTTCGGCTTCAAGATTAAAGAGGGAGAATATAAGGATGTTGTATATTTCTATGGTGAAGTAAAGATCGAGGAAAATGAAGAAGAGGACAACGCAGTCCTCAACTTCAATTATAAGATTGACAATGGGAATGAACAGTATAGTATAGAACAATTAGAAGACTCTGTTAAGTTCAATGACTTAATGGGTGATATCCTAGCAACCATATTAGATACCAAAAATACAGAGGATGACAAAGGACTTACAGACGATAATTCTTAATAACTTAATATACAATGAAAACTTCACAAGAAAATCATTACCCCACTTAAAGGTTGAATACTTTGAGAAGTTTAATGCACCTGTATATAAGTTAATATTATCTTTTATAAGTACATACAATAAACTGCCTAATTCTGCGGCTCTAGAGATAGAGTTTCAGAATTCGGATCATGTTTCTCGAAATGATGCGAATGAGGTCCTATCCCTCATTCGAGCGCTGGACAAAGAAGAGAAGGTTGATGACACGTGGCTGACTGACTCAACCGAGAAGTGGTGTAAAGATCGCGCCGTTTATCTTGCTATCATGGAATCCATTGAGATCATTGATGGTAAGAATAGTGATAAATCTGAAGGTGCCATCCCCGAAATCCTATCTGATGCACTTGGTGTTTCGTTTGATTCAAACGTTGGACACGATTATATCGAAAACTCTGATGAGCGATTTGCTTTCTACCATAAGAAAGAAAACAAGATGCCATTTGATATTGAGATGCTCAACACCATTACAAAGGGAGGTGTTGGTCGAAAGACACTGAACATCATTCTTGCTGGTACAGGTGTTGGTAAGAGTTTGGCGATGTGCCACTTCGCCGCCGCTGCTCTTACCGAGGGCCAGAGTGTCCTCTACATCACATTGGAAATGGCGGAAGAGAAGATCGCTGAACGTATCGATGCAAACTTATTTGATATTGATATTGGAGATATTGAGAATATGCCCAAGGAGTTGTTTGATACCAAGGTGAAAAAGATTCAATCTAAGACTCAAGGAAAGTTAATCGTTAAGGAATATCCGACTGCTGTGGCGCATGCTGGACACTTCCGTGCTCTTCTAGAAGAGTTAAAGATGAAGAAAGATTTCAAACCTGATGTCATCTTCATTGATTATCTTAACATCGCAGCATCTTCACGAATGAAAGGTCTCGGAGGTTCAATCAACTCATACTCATATGTCAAGGCTATTGCCGAAGAACTTCGAGGCATCGCTGTTGAATTCAACGTACCAATCTGGTCTGCAACTCAGGTTACACGAACAGGATTCGGTAATTCTGATGTTGAGATTACAGATACTTCAGAATCATTCGGCTTGCCAGCAACTTGTGATTTAATGATCGCACTAATCTCAACAGAACAGCTTGAAGGTATGAATCAACTCATGGTGAAACAACTTAAGAATCGATATAATGACCCAACACAAAATAAAAGATTCGTTGTTGGAATTGATCGAGCCAAGATGAGATTGTATGATGTTGAAACTTCGGCTCAGAATCTATCAGGTGATGGATCATCTAATTCCACATCCACACAGTCTGATACAGACTTCTCAACATTCAAGATTTAATATGATTACAATATCGATAAGCGGTTCGACTAAGTCTGTGAGAGAGGAGATTGAGAGTGCCTTCTTCTTCTATGTTAATAGACTTATGCCAAGACTGAAAACACTTGAAGTGGATGTAAAGTTCATAAGAAACTTGGCTGGAAAGGAATGTCTTTACGGCGACTGTACATGGAATGATAAAAACCATCAGCCAAGGGATTTTACGATCAGACTTGATTCTGCGATAGATCTAGATTCGATTCACGATACCTTTGCTCATGAAATGATTCATGTGAAACAGTATGTGAGGGGTGAGCTAGTTGATTTGATTCGAACTCCAACTACCTGTAAATGGATGGGAGAAACAGTTGATTGGACTAAATTAGAGGATAATGAGCCTTGGGAAATAGAGACATATGAGAGATCAAATATCTTATATGAAGAGTGGAAATGTTATAAATAGTATAAACAAAACACTAACAATAATTTATGGGATATATGCAATCATTTAAAGAGTTTATAGTCGAGGCTGTAGGATTAACACCTTCGGAGTTGAAAAAAGCGGCCACAGCTGGGCCATATAAGAATCAAGAGCGGACTGATATCCTTGCGGATCTTATCAAAAAACAAACACCATTGGAACTCATTAAGGGTAAGGATATCATCATTGCCAATGTTCCAGAGACATTGGAGAAGATCGCACAGTTTAAAAAGGATGGCAAAACCTTTGAAATGACGGGTGTTAATGGTCGCACCATTAAATCTTCCATGCTGAATAAATCAAAATATTTTGGTGGCGGCGCAGGGGCAGGTGGTGGAACAAAGCAGACAGCAATTGGTGAATCTGCACAATGTGTATGGATGGCTGCCATGTTGGAAATTGGATCTGCAATGCCAATTGATAGTTTCACTGATAAAGTTCTTACTAAAGCATTTAAGTCTGTAAGTGTCGGAAAAACAAGTCTCAAAGAAATCCTTGCTATTGATGATAGTTGGAAAATGTCATCTTATCTAACTGCGCAGTATGCTATGGACAAGGGAATCATTGAAAGAGGTATGATTTTTCATAGAGATGATAAACTCATGAAGGCGATTTATTCCGCTAAAGATACTGCGTTTAAGAATAACGGGTTTAAACCACTTAAGGACGATAAGTGGAATCCTGGCGATATTTGGGCTGAAGAAAAGGGTTTCAATATCAAGGAACTTGATACATCTAGCTTAGAGGGCCTCAATAATGATATTTTAGATCTATATCTTCAACAAAGACTAGTTGGTATTTCATTGAAAAAGGTATCCAGGGCTGTTACCAGTGTTGAGAAGAATGTTGAGAGACCACCACTAACAAGTGATCATAAATTTTCTGCGGGGCGTATCAAGTCTGTATCAAAAGGTGAATGGTATACAACCAAATCTAACTTTATAGACTTTCAAGGTGGCTGGATGTCATTGAGTGCAAACAAGGCCTTTGGCTCACACAAAGTGAGATTAAAGGTAAA